AAGCACATCGACGCTCACCTCTTGCCAGCGTGGAGCCCCAAAGAAATCTGGGAGGGCTGGCAGCCGATGTTGGACGAGCTGAAGATCGCCTCCGACGCTTGGTGATCCCCGAACCCCGTGCAATCAATTGCACCTAGGCGAGCTGACTTGTAGAGGCTGGAAACAAGTCAAGCCTCTGTTTTTATTGATATATACTCGCACCCCCGGTGACGAGCCGCTATAGTAGCCGCTCCTCCTTTGTAGTGCGAGGTTCAGTCAATGCTTATTGAGTGCGACGAGGGTGGCTCGCTGTGGAAGGCGGAGGTAACTCCGCAGTCCAGCGTTGTCGTGCTGAAGCGGTCTGTGGCGATGGCGGGTATCATCGAGATTGCCCGCGCAATGGCGCGGAAAGCAGCTCGTGAGGATCACCTACAGTCCGTGTCGAGCAGGAGCTGAAGATGCAGCGCGCCGTGATCTACGCCCGGTACTCGACCGATCTGCAGGACACCCGGTCCGTTGATGACCAGATCGTCCTCTGCCGCAACTTCGCTCAAAGACAAGGGTGGGAAGTAGTCAACGTCTTTCACGACCGGGCGGTTTCTGGCGCGACGATAGCCGGGCGTCCCGGCATTCTTCGATTGCTGAGTGGCCTTCCATTGCGACAGTTCGATGTGATTGTCGCCGAAGCGTTCGACCGCATTGCGCGCAGCACCAGAGATATGACCGGCATTCGCAGCCAGGCTGACTTTTACAGCGTTCAGGTCTGGTCAGTCTCGGAAGGTCTGGCTGACGTGATGAAGGCTGCCATGTACGGCATGGTGGGAGAAATCTATCGCGAGAACAACGCACACAAAATCCGACGTGGTCTCGCGGGTCGCGTCAGGCAAGGTCAGTCGGCAGGAGGGAAGGCATACGGCTACCGACCAGACCCGGCGAACAAGGGCAACCTGCACATCATACCAGAGGAGGCGGAGATCGTGCTCCGCATCTTCCGGAGCTTCGACGCCGGTAAGTCACCGCGAGCCATAGCTGGCGAGTTGAACGAGGAGGGTATCCCACCACCGCGTGGGAGCAGATGGAACGCCTCCACGATCAACGGCAGCGCCAGTCGCGGCAACGGGGTCCTTCGCAATCCCCTCTACAACGGTGTCATGGTCTGGAACCGGGTCAGAATGCCAAGAGACCCAGACACTGGAAGACGGGTGTCGCGCGTCAATTCTCTCGACCAGTGGGAAAGCGTTGCTGTACCGCATTATCGCATCGTTCCCGCCGATCTGTTTGAACGTGTTCAGCGGACCAAGAGAGACAAGATGGAGGTGCCTCCGGGTAAACAGCAGAAGCCAAAGCGATTGCTGTCGGGCTTGCTACGATGCGGCGCGTGCGGCTCGGGGATGAGTGTATTCGGCAAGGACCGTTCAGAGCGTGTGCGCATTCGTTGCTCGGCCCATGCCGAGAGCGGTAGCTGTCCTGATCCGAAGACTTTCTACCTCGATGTCGTCGAGGACGTGGTCGTCAACAGCCTGCTTCGCAACCTGCACGACCCCGAGGTGGTGACTGCCTACATCGAGGAGTACTTGGCTGAGCGGAAGCGTCTGGCAGCCGAGGCTGTCAATCGCAGGTCGGCCCTTGAGCGGAAGATCGCCGTCCAGCAGCGCGAGATCGACAGGATTGTGGACGCGGTAGCCAAGGGGCTAATGGAGGCCGAGGAGATCGGTGATCGCATCAAAGTGGCCAAGGTCGTACGCAACCAGCTCAGACAGGAACTCGCCTCCGTCGATCCGGTCGATAACGTCGTGACGCTGCATCCGGCTGCCCTCAAGAGGTTCAAGGACCAGATGCTGGAGCTTCGAGAGGCGTTGGGCGGTGACTTCACCGGTCATGATGTGCGGGGCGCTGCGGCTCTCCGTAGCATCGTCAGGTCGGTGACCGTCTTTCGGGACGAGAACAGAAAGGGAGGTTTAAGGGTTGAGGTTCAAGGCCACCTGAACGCTCTTCTCAAGTTCGACACCGGCGGCATCTTCGTGTCCGAGACGGCGACGACAACTGGGTCACGGGTCAGGGGTCTAACCGAGCCATCACTATCGGGGGGGAAGGTGGTAGCGGAGGAGGGATTCGAACCCCCGACACAAGGATTATGATTTATTCGTGATCGTCACTCAAAGTCACTCACATAACGTCACGAAACGCAGTGATTACAAGGCTTTCCCGTAGTACAATTCCTCACGGATGATCATTGAAAATCGGCCCAGCGCGACCGAATTTCGAGCCTAGGGAGAGCCTAAGATGCGCCTAACTGACATAACGTTACGCTCTCTCCCTTTGCCGGAGAAGGGCCAGAAGACCTACCCGGACGATATCCTGTCGGGCTTCGGTGTTCGGGTGTCGCAGGGCGGCACTAAGACATTCGTCGTGATGCATGGTCCCACCCGAGAACGCATTACTATCGGCCGCTACCCCGTGCTTTCACTTGCTGACGCGCGCGCAGAGGCGAAACGAGTTCTTGCCGAAAAAACGCTCGGAAAGAACCGGTCAAAATCCGTAACCTACGACGACGCTCGTGACGAGTTTCTTCGCGAGAAGTCCGAAAAGCGGCCGAACACCGTCCGGGACTATACCCGGCTGCTGCGGCGCTTTCCTTTCGGCCGAACGCGCCTCGCGGATATCGGGAGGCAAGACGTGAAAAAGAAGCTCGACAAGATCACTGCTCCTTCCGAACGGAAGCATGCGCTTGTCGCCATCAAAACGTTCTTCCGATGGTGCGTAGCTGCCGAGTACCTGGAGCACAGCCCCTGCGAGGGGATAAAGGCCCCGCAGACGAACGGGAGCCGCAAAAGGGTACTTACCCCCGCGGAACTAGCGGAAGTGCTCCGAGCGGCCCATTCGTGCCCATATCCCTTCGGCCCTATCGTTCAGCTCCTTGTCCTGACCGGACAGCGACGCAACGAGATCGCCCATCTCGAATGGGAATGGATCGACAGGGTAGGGCGCACGATCACGCTTCCCGCTTCGCTTACCAAGAACAAGCGGGAACACACATTCCCCTTTGGGGACATGGTGGAAGCGGTGTTCGAGGCGTTACCGTTTCAGGGCAAGTACCTATTCCCGGCCGCACGGGAACACGTCAGAGGTAAGCCAACGACGGTGTTTAACGGCTGGGGGAAATCAAAGCTGTCGTTCGACGCGAAGCTCGACGATGTGAAGCCATACACGCTTCACGATCTGCGTCGCTCGATGAGCACAGTGATGGCGCAGCTCAACATACCGCAGCTGGTCGTAGAGAAGCTGCTCAACCACGTATCGGGAGGCGAGCAATCTCCGATCGCTCAGGTGTATAACCGGCACACCTACCTTCCCGAAATGCGCGACGCTGTACAGAAGTACGACAATCATTTAAAGTCTATCTCGCTCTAGGGCCGTCAACCCTCGGGGCGTCATGACGCCTCCTATGAAGGAGAATCGTTATGGCGCGGATGTTGAAAAAAAAGGAGGTGTGCAAGCTACTTTCCATCTCCCCTGCTACTCTTGATCGTTGGGAATCTGCCGGGAATTTTCCTAAGCGCGTGCGACTTGGTAATTTCCGCGTTGCCTGGTCGGAGAAAGAGGTGATGGAGTGGCTACACCACCAGGCTCAACGCCCACTTGACCTTGCCTCCTAGCGGAGGGCGGGCGGGGAATCCAAACCCCGCCCGTTTACATTTCCACTTGTACTCAGGTGTTAGACTAGTTAGGGACAGTCACCACCACAGGAGGTACAAATGGCCAAACAGCCCAATGGAATGTCGGTCTTAGACCGGATCAAGGAACTGGACGCCGAACGCGCCCGTCTCCTCGACGAAGCCAAGGCCACCGCCCTCGCTAACGCGGAACAGGCGGTCGCCGAACTCAATGAGCTAGGATTCGACTATCGCCTTGTACAAGGCTCGACTCCCTCGGCTCCACGTCCAATTCGCGCTACCCCTGCGGGACGCCGGTCAGGGATCCGGGAAAGCGTACTGGAAGCCATTCAGAACGCCGGGCCGGACGGCATCGCGCCCTCCGGTATCCGCCAGAAGCTCGGCATCGCAGACGACGACAAGAGCGGAGCGCAGTCGGTATCTAACGCTCTTTCGGCCTTGAAGAAGGCGAGCAAGATATCCGACAAGAACGGCGCATACGTCGCCGCCTGACCAGAGACCATCCCTACCAGACCCGCCTAACAGCGGGTTTTCTTTTGCCTATACGTTTGCATATATAGTATGGGCGCTGTCAAGGGTGGAATACATAACAATTCCAATACCTTGCCGCTCGGCTTAACAGCCGACTTCCTGTCCGTTCACCTTATTCCTATCGTCATAAGGCTTACGTCCCCTTGCTTATCAGCGGCGGGGATGAACGCACAGGAAGTCGGCTGTACGCCTCGCGGATACCATTCCCTATCGGACATAAAGGACACCACCATTCGGACATCGCTCCAGCGGCCACAGGAGGACCGCCAAGCGTCTTTCGGGCTATCGCCCGACCATTCCACCGTTTCAGCGATTGCGCCTGTCCACGAGCCTTATGCGGCCTTTGCGAATATCTGATGCAAGACCCGCCGTCCGCTACTTGTCGCATAGAGAAACCAGATTCGACTTTTCGTGTCTTTTATGGCCTAACAGAGCCGTATTATTGACTTTCCGACACCGCTTGCTAAACTAATCGAGTAGTTAGATGACATTGAGTTTAGTCATTTCGCTACGTTTATAAGTTCATTAAAATTGAATATGAACACTCAACTGCCGAAGCCGGTGTATGATGCCCTTGTCGAAATCGGCAAGGCCATCGATTGGGACAATTGGTGTCACCCCGTCGAAGAAGGTGAACCGACCCGCTACTGGAAAGTAAGCGAGGTCCTATATGCCCGCCTTGATTGGTTGTTACAGGAGGTCGAGAAGAATTATCCCGACGAGGACAATCACTCGACTGAGACCATTTACTTCCTAAAGAACCTTATCAGCGCCGTCGCCAAGTGCGAACCTAATCGCGACTAATATGCAACTGCAATTTATGTCCGACCGCCTGCTTCGCCTTGCGGCCCTCGAGCTCGAAGAGAAGCTAGCTCAGGCGTATGAGGAGCAAGGTATGACCCGATCCGACGCACAAGCGTCAGTTGAAGCGTTACTAATGGAAATAAGATAAATCTTATGTTCAAACTTGAAGAAACGATTTTAGGTAATCTCGACCTTAGCGATTGCGAGTTGGGGTCAAGCCAATACGATATGGTCATCGACGCCATTCGGTCCGCTATGAGAAAAACTGTGTAGCGTCTGCAAAAACCGCCCTAACGGGCGGTTTTTCGTTATCCACTTGCTACCTTGGTCGTTTGTAGTATTCTTTTCCTAGTTGTGGAGTGGCGGCCAGTGAGCCGGTAGATATGGTGGATTTCGCGGTATTTCGCCTAGTAGTGGCCAGCCCGAACAGCGTAGCCAAAAACACCAATTTGTGTCTAATTGCCTTGAGCTTATAGTCTGACTGGAGTGGACGTATAAAGGAAGAAGCACTAGTAAAAAGAAATCTGCACGTCAAACCGTGCCTCCACAATCAAGAACCTCGTGTTCTTATAAGCCACGTTAGTGAAACTCAACTAGCGAAGCTTATTAAGCGCAGAGAGGAACAAATCGGGAACGATTCGCCGTGCACCTTGATACGTAATGTTATATCGTTTGCTAAAATAGAGGTGGGAGTTCCTTAATGACAGCGCGCCTACTTCCCCACGCTCACAGGCAAAGAGATAAGGCGGTACGCCGCTGTCCTTAGTGAACACTCACATAATCGGTGACTATCCGAAAGCCTACATAATCCAGCGATTCTTGACCGCCCTTAACGATGGCGGCGCTCTTTTCTTAGACCCCGATGGCGAAGCGGCCGATACCATTCTCTCCTTACCACTCCCGAAGAGAGAGGTGTTGGTGATCGACCCCATCGACAGCCCCGTCGGCTTTAACATCCTTTCTAACGTCAAAAACAAGCCGCTCCTCACGTCGCTCGTTCTCTCGACCGTCAAGGCCATCTGGAAATACGACAACATCCCCACGCCTGTCCTTGACCGCACGTTATACAACACGCTCGCCTGTCTCTTAGAATATCCAAACGCCACGCTCCTAGACGTTGAACCAATGCTAACGGACAAGTCCTTTAGAGCCGATGTCCTTGAGCATGTCTCTGACCCTTACCTCAAAAGGAAATGGGCGTATTGGGAGACGAAAAAGGCCCAGGACTACGACAAACTGATTCAATCGACCGAGAACAAGGCGGGAGAGTTCGCCGAAGATCCCCGCATCCGGGCGAGCCTCGGACACCCGACGACGACCTTCGACCTCCCGGCGCTCATATCCAGGCGGGCCATCATCATCCTGAAACTCCCTAGAAGGGAACTCGGTCAAAAGACGGCGCTCTTTGGTTCGCTGTTTTTGGCCTACCTGCTGTCAGTTCAAAGGCGGGGTCTTTTCCCTTTTCACGTCTTCATCGACGGCGTGCATCACTTCGATACGCCGATAGTCCCGCATCTCCTCGAAAGTCGATACAGCGTCACCGTCGCCAATCGATATTTGGGCCAACTCTCCCCGGAACTTCGCACCGGCCTCCTTGGAGCCTGTGAGCGCAGAGTGATGTTCCGAGTGGGTATCGAGGACAGTACCTTCCTGCATAAGACCATCCCCGAGAACAACACCGCTCCCAAAGCTCACGAGCTGGAGCCGCGCGAGATGTTGACGTTGGAGCACGGACGGATAAAAATTGAAAAGTCAGCTCACTTGAAACGGGGAAATTTTAAGCGGGCAAAAAAGCTGATCGAACAATCGCGACGACGCTACGGGGTGACTGTATGAGAGCCAAAGTTGAAGTTCAAGCTGTTCTCTTTGGTATTAGCGTCATCGCTTTCGGATTGTGGTGGGCTTTGGTGCCGCAAATCGTGGGCGATAGTTTTCCCCTTGCTTCGATTTGGCTTGCGGGGGATTTGATACTTTGCGGGATTACTCTGTATCGGGTTTGGTGCCTATATAGGACGATCTATCACGAGACAAATTGGACGCCGGAACAAAAGGCGTGGACCAATATGGGTACTCTTTTAGTTGGATTTATACTAGCGACGCTCCCGGGAGTGGTCCTTGTTGAGAACCGATTTGTCCCCAATGAGGTCATTTTGTTTGTAACCGTTGCCATGTTGGCTGTAGTAATAGTCGTGTCCGTTAAGAACATAATTGAGGCTTTTGAGGTTAAACAGGAACCCGTCGAGTCCTCGTTCAAGTTTTCATTCGAAAAATTGCTAGGCGAGTACCACCCGTCAATGACGCCGAAGGCAAAAGAAGCCTACCTAGAAGCCGCCGCCCGAATCGTTGAAAAATACGAGGCTGAGCGTATCGCGACGACAACTGATGAAACACTACTAGCTAGGCGAAAGTACGAAACCATACGCCCTTTGGCCGAAGTCGAAGTCGAGCTGTTCGAGCGATACAAGCGCTTTTTATCGGAGCGCCCTGAACCCGATGGCTTCCCGCCCTTTCCGCTCTTCCCGCCTATGCCTAAAGACCAGCAGGCCATAGAGAACTTAGGTAAAGACCTGTGGTTTAAATCTTGGAACGACCCCAAGCCGCCGTTTCAAAAAGTAGTGGAACTGCTACATCCTCGAAAGAACGGGGTAAAGCGTTTCGAGGGAACGTTCATTCTCGCGCCGTCAGGCTCAGGAAAAACCACGCTCCTCAACTATCTAATCGCAGAGGACTTTGACTATCTAGCGTTTAGAAATTTGGGAAATGTTTCGCCGAACGCCGTACCTTCGATCGTAGCTATGGACAGCACGGGAGAGTTTCTTAAAAACATCACCGCTAGACGACATTTCCATCCCGATACGGGTGTGTACAAAGACCGCCTAATAGTCATAGAACCCGAAGTGGAAACCCCTTTAGCGCTCAATCCCTTCGCCATGGGCCGGTCGAGGCTCAAAAAATACAGCGCCAGGGATAGGGAGAAAATCACCAACAACACCATCGACCTAGTGGCGCACGTGTTCTCGACCATCGGGGAGGGCGCGAAGTTCACTCCCCGCCAGGCGCTCCTATTCCGCCAGGCGGTCCGTCTTTGCCTGGAGATTCCAGGTTCTAATCTCTCGACCTTAGCAGACATTCTTTTATCAGCCAGCGTCGATCAGTACGCCGAGCATGTTTCAAAGCTGGACCAAACTGCGCAGGATTTTTGGGCGCGTGAGTTTCGCACGGCGGATTTCAAAAAGGTTTGCGGCGAGGTGAGCTGGAGGCTGTCGGCGGTACTAGAGAACGCTACGTTCGCCGCGATGATGAACTCCCCCGACTGCAAAGTGGATTTCTTTGACGCCTTTAACGAAGGAAGCGTGGTCGTGGTCAACACCGACCGAGCGATGCTCGGGCCGGAGAGAGCCGGTATCCTTGGCCGTCTAATCATCGCCTTGGTGCGCCTCGCTATGAGGGAGCGGGACGTACTATCCGAGACAGAGCGCAAACCAGTCTATTTCTACATAGACGAAGTGCACGAGTATCTCGATAACGACGACCAGGTAGCGTCGATGTTGGACGACGTGAGAAAGTCCCGTCTGGCGCTGACGATGGTCACGCAACGCCTCGCCAAACTCACCGACCCGAACGTGAAAGACGCTTTGCTCTCGTGCGGGATACTGATGGCAAAGCCGAACGCTAACGACGCTAAGACCGTCGCTACCTACATGCACACGCACCACGACTACATCGGCAACCTGCCCGACCACACCTTTGCTCTCTATTCGAGGAACGTGACCCCGCAGATACAGGTCAAGGTTCCTAACTTTCAGACGCAGTGGGAACTCACCAAAGAGGAGCAGGAACGTACGATCAGGGAGAATAAAGCGAGGTACGGGTACAAGCCCTCCAAATCCAAACCAAAACCACCACCAAAGCCCGAGCCTCCCAGGAGCAAGCGGCTGTGAACAAAAGTGATATAATATCAAGGGTACTCATACCGGCTCAACTCGCCTAATACTCACTCATATCATCGTTTGACAGTTGGCCGCAGCACGCGCGGGAATTGTCCGTCCCACTAGAAGGAGACGGACAATGAACCAACACGTATCATCGGGAGTGTGGGGGCGTTCGACCCCCGCTGCATACGAAGACTACATCATCTTTTGCGTCGGACAGAACCCGGTCAAGATCGCCGCTTTCAAGTCATGGGCGCTAGGACGGTTTGGGTTCAAGTCTCTGATCGGTTCCTACAAGGGACAGACGGAGCATAGCTTCATCGTCAACGCCAAGCACTTCCCTGAGATCGCGGACTGGACGAACGGCGAGGAAAGCATCCTCTATCTGGAAGCCAATCCGGGCGGGTATCGCAAGGCGACGTTAAAGTACCTCGATGGTCGCGAAGAACCTTGCGGTCATTTCGTTCCAATCACGAACCGCGAGTACGTACTGCGCCAGGAAAGCTGGACGTATGATCCGACCTCCGGCGAATACTACGTCTGCCAGTGACCCGCTTATCCGGCCTATTCGGATACCAAACTCAGGTGGGGCCGCTAAAGGCTCCACCAACCCTCTCTATGCCCCCAAAACAAGAGCCGGAAAAACCGGCCAAGAAAGTGAAATCTGATGGACGTGTTCTTTTTACTGTCCGCACGCAGACCCCGAAACCGTGTGAGTTGACGGAGCGTGACCGCTACGCTCTGGCGTTCATCCACCGGCACACGATGGTCGCTTCGAACATCCTTCACGAGCTGATGAGACAGTTTCGAGGCACGAAGGACCGCACCAACTACGTGGACTGGCTTCGCCGCCTTTACGACGGCGAGTGGCTGGAGCGGCCGATGGCCCAGCGGTACACCGAACAGCCGAACGGCAATTTCCACGTATATGCTCTCACGCCGAAGGCGCACAAGTTCCTTAAGCTCCCCGAAGTGGTCCGTCACTCCGGTCACTTCCCCCACCAGCTTATGGGAGCCACCTTCACCGCCACCATCGACATCATGTGTCGCAGGGAAGGATATCGGTTCATCCCGGCGCACGAGTTTTTGGGGAACACGAAAAAGAAGCTGGAGATTCCGTTTGCGTGGGAAGGGAAGACCATCGAAGGGAAGCACGCCGTCTTCGAACCCGACTACATCTACGCCATCGAGTTCGAGCAAGGCTCTTATCTCGGATTTGTCGTGGAGTTCAACCGCGACACCGAACCGCAAACGTCGGACAACTACTTCCGCCGCACCGACCTAAAGACCATTAGGCAGATGGAGCGATTGATCGGCCGCAAAGAATATAAAGACCTATTCGGGCACAAATACCCCGTGCTCTTCCAGTTCGTAACTGTGACCGAGATGCACGCCAACAATTTCATCGAAACCGCCAAGAGGGAAATGAAAGACCCGAGGGACGTTTTCGCTACCTACACACCCTTATTCGCCAGCCCTTTCAAACCGCCCAAGTTCCCTTCATACCTTTTCGATGAGCCGTGGCTTGGCACGAGAAACTTCACCATAAAGAAAACCGCCTCGTAGAGAGGCGGTAGTTGCGGTCGCAGGGGAGGACTGCGCCGGTTACTGCGCGGCTATCCACTCGGTCGCCATGTCGGCGAGCTTGGCGACGACCGGCAGATCCGCGTGATTGAATGAGTCGCCGTCCTGCCACTTATCGTCGTTGTTCTTGTAGGAACGAGTGATGTTGACGCTGTAGAAGCCGGCGTCGCCTTGCTTGTTGTACCAGATCGTGCACTTGACGAAGCCGATACGAATGGTATGCGCGGGACCGTTTCCCTTTGCCATGGTACTTCTCCTTTCCAGACACTTGCTGGTGGGGAGGGACACCGTGCACGATGCGAGTGAGTTGGTTTCCGCTCACTTCCGAGGTAACAAACCTCTCCCCATCAACAAACGTCTGTGTGATTGGCTGGTGGGGGAGAGCTAATATGTTAATCAGTAGTTAGGTCGAGGTAAGCAATGGCAGGATTGCCAGTCTTATTTTCCTCGTCGTAATACTCCACATCAACCACTCGTAACGAAACGTTGTAGGACTTTTCGCCATCACCAGTTTCGTCCGCCATCTCTTTCATCTGCTTCAGAGATTTTTGGGCGTGGTGTACAGCTAACTCGAATTGCTTCAAGAATGTCTCAACCGTTTTGTAATCTTGCATATCGCTATCCATAAGGATGGACGATATAGGTAAGTCAATTTTAATTTGCATATTTGCTTCTCTTAGTTAATTGACTCTCCCCCCATCAGCCAACCACCCTCCAAATGCTATACTACTACAAGATGGTATCAACGCAATTAGGAGGTCGGGACAATGACCAACACGCCATTCCTTGATTTTCAAGCCATCAAGAAATCCTACTCCATCGAGGAGATGATGACCTTGACCGGCTTGACGTACAAGAAGGACGGCAAGAGCTTTCGTTGCTCCTGTCCCGTCCACAAGGGCGGCCCGAGGTCGCTCGTCGTCTCTCCTACGGAGAAGGATGACAAAGGTGATAGCGGCGTCTTTTTTTGCCATGCCGCCCAAGTCGGCGGTGATAGGGTGGCGCTCCTGGCCCACGTCAGGGACAGCAAGCCCTATGCCGTCTTCAAGGAATTGGCCGAGAAGCGGCCGAACGATATCAAGCGGGCGCCCATTCCGGCCCCTGCTAGAGTTCCCGAAGAGAAGGAAAAAGAAGGAGGGGTTGAACGTGGCTTCAAACCCCTCCCTTATCTGGCTTTCAACGATCCCACCGTACTCGCACTCGGCATCCCACCAGAGATACTAGAGGCGACAGGTGTGGGTTATGCGCCGCGTGGCCTACACCGTGGCCGTGTAGCCATTCCCCTGCGTTTAGCAGACGGCACGATTGCCGGATACATTTCCATCGAGGCGAACACAAGCGTTCAGCTTCCGCCCCGTTGGGCAACCTAAGGCTCTCACTGAGCCTTTTCTTTTTCATTAACGAGTGTGGCGAAAAAGTGTCCAAACTAAAATTGATTATTTCTCATGCTTCATCACCGCCTATCAGGCAATATCACTACTACCTATACCGACCTTAGACCTCAAATCCCTTCTGTTCTAGGCTCGCCTTGCTATGGAAAGGGAAAGCCAAATGGCCAAACGAAGGAGAAGGAGAAGGTCATGGGTAAAGAGAGCCGCCCGCGCCGTCGCCAAGGAGTTCTCACCGATGCGCCAGGTGCGGAAACTCAAACGCCGAGCGTCAAGGGCGTGGTGAGGCTCAACATCGAGGCGGAGGACATCCGGGCGTACATCAAGGCGCATAAGGGCAAACCCCCGAACCTCGCGCCTTATAGCCTCGTCTACTCTTGTAGATGGTACTAACCCGCTTCGGCGGGTTTTTTCTTGCATGGTAAAATAGAGGAAGGATCACTCAAACAGGGAGTTCTTTCCAATGACATTGATGCTACATGCCGGCGCGAACCCCGTCGACTATGACGGACTTCGCCAACTGGAAACGCCGGAGCCTACAGCTACCCACGTACCGGTGCCGCACTTCCGTCTCGTCGATCTCGTGTCGCACAGCCTCGGCTACTACGGCCACGAGATCGTCGACCAGGCGTTCGGCGTCACGCCGGACGGAATGCGGTTCTTCGGCGTCCTGACGCTCCGCAGTTCGTACACCGGCTATGCCGATGTCGTCGGCTTGCGGAACTCGCACGACAAGTCCCTGCCGGTCGGCGTTTCGTTCGGCAGCTCGTGCTTCGTCTGCGACAACCTTGCCTTCGTCGGCGATTCCGTCATCAAGACCAAGCACTCGGCTAAGCTCAAGATGCGGCTCCCCGGCATGATCGGCGAACTCATCGAGCCGATCGCCGATCAGCGGGAAAGCCAGCATCGGAAGCTCCTCACCTACCAGGAGACGGAGCTGTCGGACGACGATGCCGACCGGGCCATCATGCGGATGTACCGAGAGGACATCATCAACGTCACCCGCATCGCCGACGTTCTCGGCCAGTGGGAACACCCGGTCCATGACTGGGGCGACAAGACCGCTTGGCGGCTCTTCAACGCCACCACCTTCGCTCTCACGGGCAAGGTGATGGAGAAGCCCGCTGTCACGACCAGGCTGCACCAGGTTATCGACGGCATCTGCGAACGGGTGCACTGATGCTCCAGAACGCCCGCCGCCGCTACCTGCTCGGCGTTTACACGGTCGAGCATACGCCAAAGGGGTGGATCTACTGCCCCTCGGGCCAGGAGAGGGAGAAGGTCGCCTGGTCTCGGCCTTACTCCAGCATCGCGTCGGTCACGCTGATGATCGCGCGCAACCTTCGTAAGGAAGTGGAGCGCCGCGACGCTCCGTATGCGTCTCGCACCTAGGCACTGGCAGGTCTACGCGGCAAACGACTGCCGCTCTGCCGTGGCGAACGTCTGGAATGTCGTCACCCGATCGGGTCGTTCCCACCATGACGCAACATTCACACAGCCTCACATTGAGGCTGTCTTCTTTGCCAATGCTGAGAAGATAGGCTCATGTAGCGACCGTGATACAATGTCCCGCGGCAGCACACCGCCCCGCGATAGATCGATCAATCCCCTGTCACTACCATGGGGGTGAGATCAGGTCTCAATAGGCGTCACAGCCTAGCCCCCACCACCTTATACACAGCGCTCCCCCACTTCGAGGGAGTCTTTTTCTTCTCGCTTGGTACAATGGGAGTATATGAATCAAATCAGAGTACTGGTCGGCGTGCCGACCATGGGCGCAATGCAGCCAAACCTCGTGTCCGTACTGCTACGCTGGGCGCGCGAGTTCGAAGGCGATCAGATATCATTCTACTTTTCCGATCACGTCGCCCCGGTCGATCGGGCACGCAATCAGATCGTGAAATTCTTCCTAGAATCCGAAGCGAAGTTCACACATCTGCTCTTTGTCGATTCCGACACCTTGCCTCAGCCGGACGCCTTGCGCCGCCTCCTATCCCATAAACTGCCGGTCGTCTCCGGTCTGACACCGATCTTGAGCCTCAACAAGGCGACACGTACGTGGGAGACGTTCGACAACTGCTTCCGCCAACGGGTCAGCGACACCGACGGCAATGTAACCACGCATATCGCGGAGCGGCATACCGGGCTCCAGGAGATATTCCGCTGCGGTTCGTCCTGCATCCTCATCAAGCGTGAGGTGTTCGAAGCGCTCAAGCCTCCTTACTACGACTTCCAGTACAACGAGGATCATACCGAGCATAGGCGGTCGGAGGACATCGGGTTCTGCGACAAGGCACGGGACGCCGGCTTTAAGTTGTATGCCGATACGGACGTCATCTGCATGCATCACAAGGAAGCAGTGATCTAGTTGTATAATGTTATGGGGCGGTTGGTACGTCGTCCTGCCTTTCATGGTTAGGCAGCGGGCAGCAGGAGTTCGATTCCCTGTTCGGTGAAATTCCGATTGTTCATAGTCTGGTGACCTGCTCTTCGCGGACGATCGTCGTTCGAATCGACGCGCTCCACATGACGCTTAAGAAAGCGATTTTGATAGGCATACTATCAGCGCCGTACTGCGCGTTGTTCTTCCTGATCACCAAACTGATCGGGAAGCTAATGTCCTAAATTGATATGGAAACCGAAGAGAACACAGATAACAACACGAAAAAGAGGCGTGGCAACCCTCAGACCTTGATCCTATGGAAGCCGGGACAGAGCGGAAATCCAAAGGGTAGGCCGCTTGGCGCTCGTAACCGCAAGACGGTCATCATGGAGGCCATCAAGAAACTCGCCGCGGCCAACGGCAAGACCCCGGAGGAGTTGGAGGAACTCATGCAGGCCGCCGCCATCCAGAAAGCCGTCAAGGGGAACTTTTTCTTCTACTCTGAGCTGTCGAACGGCTTGTACGGCAAGATCACCGACAAGGTCGATCTGACGTCTGGCGGCAAGACGCTGGCCGACCTAATCGCTTCCGCGAATGCCAACAAAGGAAACGGAGCAAAAACGCCTCGAAAGGCTACAAGAAAGGTTTCGTAACGAGCCGGAGTTCTTCCACCGCGAGGTGCTAGGCTACGAGCCCTGGGAGCGGCAGCTGGAGATCAGCCGCTCCATTCGTGATCATCGCAACACGGCCATCCGCTCCTGTAACGGAGCCGGCAAGACCTTCCACATCGCGCACGAGGGCCTGCGTTTCCTCTTCGCCTACGCGCCCGCGGTCGTCATCAACACGGCCCCGGTCTGGACCCAGGTCGAGAACCAATACTGGCGCTATTTCCGCGACGCCTACAACAAGGCCCGCTACCCGCTCGGCGGAAAGCTTCTCAAGACCCAGCTCAATATCGACGAGAAGTGGTTCGCGATGGGTCTCGCGAACGACCCGGACCGCATGGAGGCGTTCCAGGGCTGGCATGCCGAAAACATCATGGTCATCTTCGACGAGGCCTCGGGCATCTCGCCGAAGATCTACGAGGCGGCGCTCGGCGCCATGGCGGGCGGTCACATCGTCCGCTTCGTCCTGATCGGCAACCCGACGCAGAACAGCGGCCCGTTCTACGACGCTTTCAAGGACCCAACCTACAACCACATCCGCATCAGCGCGCTCGACGTGCCGAACGTCCGGGAGCGCCGGCAGATCGTCCCCGGCCTCGTCACCCACGATTGGGTCGATGAGATGAAGGCCAAGTACGGCGAAGAGAGCGACATCTATCGCGTCCGCGTCTTGGGCCAGTTCCCACGCCACGCGTCTGATACGCTCATCTCGATCGACGCCGTTGAGAGCGCATTCAACGCCGATCGGGAACTCTACGGCCTGGACGACGACGTGGCCGGCTTGGACGTCGCGCGCTTCGGAGACGACAACAGCGCCCTGGTCCGCCGCACCGGCAACAAGGCCAAAGTCGAGTGGGTCGTATACGGCAACAACACGATGGAGCTGGCGGGCAGGGCGGCCCTCTATCTCCGCGCCAACAAGGGCACCAAGCTCTTCGTCGACATCACTGGCGGCTTGGGAGCCGGCGTTTTCGACCGTCTGAAGGAGCAGCCGGACATCGCGGGCCGGGCGTATGGCGTGAACGTCGCCGGCAAACCGCGCGACGAAGCGACCTACATCAACATCCGCGTGGAGTCGTGGTGCAATGTCCGGGATTGGCTCAAGGACGCGGTCCTCGAAAAGCACGAGGGCTTCTATCAGCTGGCGCAGCCGAAATACAAACTAACGTCGACCGGCAAGCTACAACTCGAAAGCAAGGAGGACATGAAGAAGAGGGGGGTGGCGTCGCCGGACGTGGGCGACGCCTTGGCGCTGACATTGTCGCGGGCGACGGAGGGGGATAACTTGGGATTGGTGTGGTTGTAAAAAAGCCCGCCGGGGGAATCCCCGGCGAGCCACTTTGACTTAGAGGCCGTGAACGGCCAAAATTACATAACAAATTGCCATAATTAAATAGACGTATGAAATCATTTAGGTATTTATGCCTTTCTGGGGTCTTTAAGGGCCGCCCAAGCCGCCTAATATTTAGAAACGCGCGCGCGGCCTAGGGGCGCTTCGCAGCCAAAAAACGATCACAAATTGTATCGACATGTTACGATTGTGATCGGATCGCGAAGGCGTATGGATTCGCCTCTGCTATGATTGCGGGGTATGGAATTCCTCAAACGCCTCTGGCCCTTCGGTGGACAGAAGCAACGATCGAAAGATAGCTCGGGCGGCAGTTGGTCCGTCCTGTACCCCTCAGACGTCGATGAACGCGCACTCCTCGAGCGGAACAAGGAGTGGGTGTACATCTCGGTCGACAAGGTGGCCCGCGCGGTCGCCTCGGTCCGCTTCAAGGTCATGCGATATTCGCGCACGAGCGACGATCAGGAGGTCTTCGACGGCCCGATGGTCGACTTCCTCGAAAGCCCGGCCGACAACTTCACCGGCAAGGACTTCATCTACCTCAACGAAGCGTACAAGCAGCTCACCGGCAACGCATTCTGGGAGCTGTTGAAGGGCAATCAGGTCGCGCCGCTCATCCCGCCTCAGGTCCGACCGATCCTCTCCAAGGAGAAGCTGATCGGCTTTGAATACTACGAGAGCGTCACCAAGCGCGTCCTGCCGCTCGATAAGGTGCTGCACGACCGATACGTGGACCCCAGGAAGCCATATTGGGGCGTGGGAAGGCTGGAGAAGGTCGCCCGCTGGGTGGATACCAGTTCCTTCGCCAACGAGTTCCTGCGCCTGTTTTTCGTCAACGGCGCGCAGTTTGGCGGCTTCATCGAGACCGAGGAGGAGACCGAGGAGCGCATCAAGCTCATCAAGATCGGCTTGGACCAGGAGCATGTCGGCGTCCAGAACTCGCACAAGGTCGCCGTGCTCCCGAAGGGCAGCAAGTTCGCGCCGGCCACCGCCAACATGCAGGAGATGCAGTTCGGCGAGATGGACGATCGGTATCGTGACAAGATCCTTTCGGCGTTCGGCGTGCCGAAGACGCTGGTCGGATTCACCACCGAGGTGAACCGGGCGGCGGCCGAGGCGAGTGAGTACATCTTCGCCAAGTACACGGTGAAGCCGGCAGTAGAGGATTTGATCGAATTCCTGAATGCCCGCGTCGCTCCGCTCTTCGATCCAGCCGGCCGGCACTACTTCGCCTATGACGAGTTCGTGCCGGAGAACGTGGACGCCAAGCTCAAGGAGCGCGAGCTGGCCCTCGGCAAGCGCCCGTACAAGACCGTCAACGAGGTCCGCGCGGAGGACGGCCTGCCGCCGGTGGAAGGTGGCGACGAGATACCCGAGCCCATCCAGCCGGCACAGCCGGGGCAGGGCGACAAACAAGTCGGTCCGGTAAAAGCGCGCGCGGCGGTCAACGGCGAGGTGGGCCAGAAGCCGGTACCGCGTCGCGCTAGGCATTTCGAACGGAAAGAACGCCTAGTGTCCGGGATCGCGGAGAGCGTGGTGAAATTCGTCGAGGAGCACGTCGACCCGGACGAGTTGGCGCACAAGGCTTTCGTCGGCCGGGTAGGGGATCACGAGAAACTGCTCGCGGACAAGGTCCGGGACTTCAACGGGCGCCAGGAGCGAGAAGTCGTCGAGCGGCTCGGCCGCATCACCAAGGACGTGTCTAAGTCCGACCTATTCGACCATTCGGCGGAAGTCTCCCTGATGGTGGATTTCGTCACGCCGCTTTTGAAAGGACTGTTGATCGAGCAGGCCGTCGCCGAGTGGGAGGCGCAGGGATTCGACGGAGCGTTCTCGACCGGCGACAGCGCCATCGGCAAGATCGTCGAGACCGCCGCCAAGCGGCTGGCGAAGAAGTACAACGATACCACCGCGTCGCTTCTCAAAAAGGCGCTGAACGACGGCATCGCGGAGGGTGATGATATCGGCCGGCTGACCGATCGTGTCCGCCAGGTCTACGAGTATTCGAATTCGGTCCGCGCCGAAATGGTCGCGAGGAGCGAGAGCTTCTACATCGCCAACAAGGCCAGCCGCGAGGCGTATATCCAATCAGGCGTGGTCAAGACGGTTCGCTGGTATACGGCCGAGGACGAGAGGGTGTGCGAGTTCTGCGGTCCGATGCACGGCCGGACCATCGATGTGAAAGGCACCTTCTTCAAAAAGGGCGACGTTATGGAAGGAAGCCAGGGCGGCTCGTTGACTCTCGACTATCGAGCGATCGACGTGCCGCCGCTGCATACGAGTTGCAGATGTTTTATTCGGCCAAGTGAAATTAACTAATGTTAATCATATCGTTGAATTGATCTAGCTTTTCCTTTCGCGATCGCGGCATCTCTTCAACACAGTATCGACGACTAGCTTAAAATCCGAATAATTGAACATCAAGTACTCCCAATAATGATTTTTTTCGTCAACTATTCCTCCGAATGATACAAATCTACCATTTGAGTTAACTATATTACTTATGATTTCTTCTACATGTTCCCATTCTTTTAGGGAATAGTTTGGCTCTCGTGAATACTTAAAATCTGTAACCATTGTCGTTTGATTTGTGTTAATGCCATAATCTGCTTTCCGCTTTTCAGATGCGGTATTAATGTCTTCCGTCGTCTTAAATTTTGTAAGATCCTTATAGTATTCATCAAAAGACGGCCCGTCAGGATCGCGAGAATAGGTATTAAAGTACACCTTCATGTAAGCCCGTGTAGCGATCGGCTTGCTCCAATGGACCCCTACTTCCATATAGTTTTCCTCATTACACGCCACCACGAGCTTCCCTTGGCTATAGACAATCTTGTGATGAAAAAAAACAATTGGAGTGGTGCCGGGTCTCCATCCAGCCGTCGTGTATTCGAACGGAACGGACTTTATTTCATATCCTTCGTACTCTCGATCGTGAGTTTGGTATGACGTGTTCCTAAGAAAATAATCCCAATCTCCGATCTGCTTTGGAAGTTGATCATTGCTGCATGAGCAAAGGACCAGTCCACATATAGTGATCGCCGAAGGCTTCATCATAGTCCACCCATCACCCCAACTGTGGAATTACCTCCGCCATAATAGGAGGCAATGAAAGACCAAGCACTAAAAAAAATCACCGATGATCTGGCCGCAGAGCTTCGCTCGTGGCTGGAACTGCCGGACACCAAAGCCGCCATTGCTGAGACGCGCAGCGCGCCGGACAGTGATGCCGGCACGTTCGAAGCCATTATCACCACCGAGAATCTGGACCGCTATCAGGAGGTCATCAGCCTGGAAGGCTGGGAGCTTGAGCACTACCGCAGCAATCCGGTCGTTCTATGGGGACATGACCACCACCAACTGCCGATCGGCATCGCCACCTCGATCGACATCGTCGACGGCAAGATGGTCGCCAAGGGGAAGTTCGCCCCGCATCCTTTCGCTCAGCAAATCCGCCAGCTCTATGACCTTGGTGTAGTCCGCGCCACGTCTGTCGGCTTCATCGAGAAGGAGCGCGAGGGCAACCTGATCACCAAGGCGGAACTCCTGGAGTTCTCCTTTGTCTCGGTCCCTGCCAACCCGTACGCCCTTTCCACGCTGGTGAAGTCCGGCGTGTCCGTGAACGACATGGTCACGAAGGGGATCATGTTTGTCGAGAAGGACGCTGACCCTACCATTCCCGAAGAGAAGCCGGAGGAACCGTCCGCCGATGATCAGGAGGCCGCTGCTACCGACCAGGATGAGGCGGATTTGGCTGACCCTGTAGAGCAGAGGAATTTCAAAGCGAAAGCCGTCGAGCCGGTGATCGCGTCGCTCAAGGCCGCCATCGTTGCCTTAGAGGCCCTGTCCGAGAAGGACGGCGAGCCGGAGGGTAATGAGGCGCCCGTAGACGCGACCGAGGAGGAGAAGGGCTTCGAGGAGTTCTCCGCGAAGCGCAAGATTCTTCAGGACGCTGCGACCGTCGTTGGCGATGTCTTAGCCGAAGCACGCCGCGCCGTAGAGGCGAAATAGTTCGGCGATTTATATAATAATTTTAAGAGCTTATGTTAGATGAGAAGCTAAAGGAGGAGCTGTTCACCACCGTCGACAAGAGCGTCAAGGAGAACCTTGAAGTGATCGTCGGCAAGGAAGTCGCGGACCGCGTGGAAAACGCCTTGAAGGCGGCACGTCTCGACGCGGCGATAAGCGGACAAGCATCGACTTTGTCGGCAGACGACAAGCTTGCCTTTATCAAGGACGTCCATGCCATCTCTGTCGGAGAGAAGGCAGCCTATCTAGGGAACAGCGATCAGACGGGCGGATATCTCGTACCGACCGAAGTCCACAACGAGATCCTTCGCATCGCAGCCACCACCGGTATCGTTCCCCGCGACGCCCGCCGTTGGCCGATGAACAGCGATACGCTGGAGATCCCGCGCTACACCGGCGAGGTGATGCAGGGCGACTACCAGGGCGAGGACGAGGAAGGCGACGAGACCCAGAACGATCTCGGAGAAGCGGTCCTCAAGTCCAACTACTGGCAGACCATCATTCGCGCCGGTAACCGCCTCTTGAAGAACGCCAACGTCAATCTCGCCGATTGGTTCTTGGCGATGGCAGCCGAGGGACTTGCGTACCGTATCGACCGTGAGGGCTTCATGGGCGGCACCTACGCCGGCTCTCCGTTCGTCGGTCTCCTCGCCTCCGGTGACGTGACCGTGCAGACCATGGGAAGCGGCAAGACCGGCTTCGACAAGTTCGACGTCGCCGAGGCTTCCGATGCGGTCGCCGCCATTCCGACCGCGGCCGTCGGCAAGGGCGCCTTTTACTTCCACCGCACCGTTTGGGCGAAGTTGAAGGGCAAGAAGGACGGCACCAGCGGCCTGTACGAGTTCAGCCAGCAGAACAGCAACTTGCTGCGGTTCTTCAAGGAGAACGGCATCAATCCGGTCGGCATGATCGAGGAGTACCCGGTGTTCACCACCGACGTGCTCCCTGCCTGGTCGAGTTCGGCGATCAGCACCAAGTTCGGCGTCTTCGCCAACATGGAACTGGCCCTCGCCTGGGGCGACAAGGGGCCAATGGAGGTAGCCAAGTCCACCGACGCGACCGTCGGCGGCAAGAACCTCTTCCGCGCCAATCAGTCGGCCTTCCGCTTCTCGCACGAGCATGCGGTCGCGATCGCTCTGCCTCAAGCTGCCGTCGTTCTCAAGACCGCGGCCGGCTAGTAGCCCGATCGTTCCACTATCCACTTAATCCTCTGACCTATGCTCTATCGAACTAACGTCGCCCTCCAGATCCGCGGAGATCGCGTCGAGAAGGGAACTGAGATCGAACTCTCCCGCGAGGAGGCCCGCGTCTTCGATCCTGCCGACATCACGGCACTCGCGGACATTCCAGCGCCCGAGGAGGAGGCCGTTGAACCGGTCCCCTTGGAAGAGATGACCCTGGCGCAGCTCAAGGAGCGCGCGAAGGAACTCGGCCTATCGGCATCCGGATCGAAAGCCGACATCGATGAGCGCATCCGGCTGCACTTAGAAGGCGCTCCAGCGCCCGAGGAGGAGGCCGTTGAGGAGGAGGAATTATCAGAATCTAATCAATAGTTTATGCGTCACCTATTCGACAATATCAGCCCGAAGGCCTCGCTTGATGCGGAGGCTATGACCGCCGCCACCACCGGCGCGCAGGTCGTCGACACCCAGGGCTTCAGCGATGGCATGCTGGTCGTCGTGGCCGGCGACATCACCTGCACCACTGGCGACACCTACCGAGTGAAGGTCATGGAGTGCGACACGACCAACGGCACCTTCGCCGATACCGGCATCTACGTCGACTTCTCCGGCGCCAGCGGAGCCGCTGCGGGCCAGAACAGCATCAAGCAGGCTCGAATCTCCGAGTTGAACGTCACGCGCAAGCGTTACTTGCGCGTCGACTTGGCGGTAACGGCCACCACCACCGCGTGGGAAGGCGCCGGCATCATCCTCCTTGGAGGAAAGGATTCCGGTCCCGTGAACAGCGACTAGCTCGCCGTTTCGCAAGGCCCCTGAGACATCGGGGGCCTTATCGAAACTATGAGCGATGCCCTCACCACAAAAGCGCGGATCAAGGACCGACTGAAAATCACGGAGACGGGCTTCGACGACCTGTTCGACCGGCTGATCGTCGCCACCACGAAGCGCATGAGCCAGATGTGCAATCGGCGCTTCCTCCAGGCGACCTACACGCGGGAGCTTTATGACGGTTGTAGCGTCACTGGAGGCCGTATCTCCACACTGTTGCTCAAGAACGCGCCGGTCCACTCGATCACCACGATCGAGTACAAAACCGGGCTGAATTCCGACCCTACCTGGACCGCTTTCGACGAGGACGACTACGACGTCGACATGGCGTACGGCATCCTCTACTTCAAATTCCTACTGCCGGCCGGCAAGCAGAACATCCGCATCACATACAACGCCGGCTGGAGCGGCAATTCGATCGGCATCGCTGACGGCTGGGTTTTCAATTCCACACCTACCGGCTCAGTGAACGGCGTCAATCTGACCTTCACCCTCGCCGAGGACGCGGACCAGGTCGTCGTGTACGCGGACGGCTTGCGGGTTCAATCAGCCAACGTCACGCATACGGAAGGCAGTGATCAGTTCACGCTTGCTCCGGGCCAGGCGCCATACAGTACGATCGCCGCCGACTACCTCCCCACCAGTTCGTCCAGCTCGGAAGACGACACCCTGCCCGAGGATCTGGTCGAGGTCTGCGAAGAGGTCGTGATCCGGCTCTTCAAGCGGCGCGATGCCGAGGGAAA